CATCTTCTCACGATACTCAGGCTCTTCCCACTTTTCTTTGTTTCCGACTATTACAGCATCTCTATATTCTTCATTCTCCCAATTCTTCTTACTAGCCTCTGATAATTTTTGAAGAACATCTGGGCGACTTAATATTTCTGCATTAATACCAGCCATTTTTTGTCGAAACTCATCGTCAAATACCCCACCAAACACTCCATCTGACCACATTTGTGTTGATCTTTCAGAAATGTTATTAATCATATGGGTGCGATAATCATCATCACGCCATTGCCTAACCATCCTCTCACGCAATCTTAATATCAATTTATTACGATATACTGGATCTTTCCATTTTTCTTTAGCAGCAAATGATGAATTTTTTGCTCGCATTGCCTTCATCTCAGGAGAAGTCATAAAAGCTTTAAACTCTGGATCTTCCCAACGTTTTAAAGACTCATCACGTTTCTTCTCACGATACTCATCTGATCTAACAACAGTAAGATTATTTTTACGATATTCCGGATCTTCCCATTTTGTTTTTGCTCTTTTTGAACACTCATCTTTGAATTTGTTAGTTTTAGTCGCACAATCATGGCATAAATACTTACCACCATTTCGTTTCATACCTTGTTTAACACTGCACAAAAGACGCTGAGCTTCTTTTCTACATCCATCACACTCGATGACCACTTTCATCCTAGTGGTTGTATTCGATTCATTTGTTCCAAAAGCTTCAAATGTTTTTAACCAAGAAATGGGCATGTTCTACCTATTTTATCAAAGCACATAATTCATTTCATATATAGCAAAAAAGAGGGGAAAGCAAAACAGATCACTTTCCCCTCTTTAATACATTGTATTATCTTGTCAGCTATGTTGATGTCGCAGCCGAAACAATACCACCAGCAGCAAGCACCTCCTCAGCGGAGAAACTAGCACCAGTACGCAAGACCACCAAGTTCAGCACGACGAATTCGACAGTCTTTGTGGGCTTGAGAAAGACCGAGACCCATAACTCGTTGCGATCTATTCTTTCTGGCGTGTTGTTTGTTTCATCAACGATTACACGAAACGCAGTCAAACCACGACGTGCTTGGATATCAGCCAAAAACGGCTCAATCGTTGCCGCAACTTGTCGCCACAGGATTCGATCATTTGGCTCGAAGATGAAGTTCCGCAGAAGTTGAGTTAAGTTCTTCTTGATGAAGATCATCAACATCCGAACACTTACACGATCCAAAGCAGTATTTGAACGTTGTAAGGTTCGCTGACCCCAAACCGTGATCCCGTCTTGCGGGAACTTCACAATTGGGTTCACAGCGTTGCCGGAACCGTACAACAAGTCTCGTTCACCTTGGCTCGGCGAGTATTCCACATCAAGTGCCGTCAGCAGGCGACCACGACGAAGACCAGCAGGGGCGAACCACTGCTCAGCTTCGCGTGCCGTTCGACTGAAGACTGCCGCAACATGACCACTCGGCGGGATCCAAATCTCATCAACGGAAAATTGGTCAAATATTCGTAACCAACCCCAGTAAAGAGCACCATAGCTGCTATTGACCGCTGCCTTAAGGTCGGAAAGCAGCATTCCATTATGCCAATCAACAACTTGCTGCGGGCGAAGTCCAAACGGCGGATCTACAATGTAGAGGACATCGCCACGGCTCTCGCACATTTGCAAGGCTGTTCCAATAACCGCACCAGTCGAGAAACCCGGAGTTGCCAACAGATTGATGTCGATCGATTCCGGATTTTGGAAAGCATAGATTCCAGTCGCGGTGGCCGGATTTCCGATGATTGCCGCATCCAGTTCGCTGGAGTAAGCCGGATCAGTCGGAATACCATTCGCCGTTCCCGTGAATTCTTTCGTACTAACTGTGGAAGGCTGCCGAACCACAAAAGTGGTCAAATCGTTAATATTATTCTCAAGGAACGACGGTCGATCTTCCCAGTTCACCCAGGCGTTACCATTGGTTCCGCCCAACGAGGTACCAGGATTGAGTAAATTTGCAATGTAGCGGTCTTCTCGCTTGTCGAAGCTAATATCTTTGATAGCGTCAACGGGTTGATTATTACTATCCAAAATCGTCATGGTATAACGACCAGCAGCATCACCGACGCCACTTGTGAATATTTCAAGCGTAACGCTATAATCGTCAAGCCACGTTCCAGCCGAAGGAGCGACAAGCCAACCAACAACGCTGGCGAAATAGGCCGTATCAGCCACACAATCGGAACTGAGCGGATCGGTTTCGCAAGAAAGTGGCACCGAAGCCGTTGTTTCGCCGGAATCCGGAAGAGTCACTCGGTTGTCGCTGAATCCACGATAAGACCGCTTGTATGGGTACGGAATGTTCAATTCTTCCGCAAATCGCAACGTGCGGAGATTCGAATAGCTGGCGAGCATCTGGAGAGTATCCAGTCGACGATCAACCGCTGTCTCGATTACAACGTGAGTCTGTCCACCCGGTACTGTCAAATCGAAAGAATTCCAAAGAACCGCACCAGCCACAATACCGGCTGCGTCGATAACGGCAGCAATCGAATCAGTAGTTTGGCCTAGGCCAACTGGGATGTTGAACTCAACTTCGGTTGTTGCATCTTCGCCAATCATATTCATCTTGACGCGGTTATTTTGCGTCGTGATGTCATAAGGACCAGAATCGAGACCAAGCAGGAAGGATCTTGGGATATCCCAAGCGTATTCTTCAGTTCCACATTCAAGAGCGAAGCCCTGAACTGACACACCGGTGGTACCAGTGAGTTGAATGCGTTCGCCAGCGGTGAGGCTACGAATTTGAGGAATCGTGGTAACGCCATCTTCCATTGTGTATTCAATGAAGAGGAAATCTTCAGCGACCAAAAGGGCATTGGCGGCCACGACGAAATCAGCAACGGTGGTGTAAGTCGCTCCAGGCATTGTGTACGGAAGCGGGAGAGCATTACCATCAACTGAGACAATAAAGTCCAGATTGCTGGGCGCCGCACTCCACGTGAACGTGTCGTTTTCGTCCAGACTACCGCTCGTGACGGTAAGTGTGATCGATAATCCGTCGCCGATGCCGATTGTGTCGGAAGTACCATTACCATCGCTATCGGCAAGAACACCGTCTGCAACAATTGTGCCGTCGCTGTTTCTAACGACTTGGTATTCTGCGCCTTGTAGCGGTGCAGCATCCGAAATATCTGGCGGTGTCGTGATAATCATGACCCACGAGTCATCAACGTAGCCGGTATAGGTACCAGTAATAGTACCAGACGCAGTTGTTGCTCCATCGGTCGTGGAGAGATCAACATCATTGTACACAACGGCGGAGGTTGATGCCGCATGGAAGACAAGCGGTTCAGCGTTATCGCCGACGCCGTCGCCAACTTCTCGAAGGTTGATTCGACCGTAGTCGATTCCGGTAAACAACGGAATTCGACCCCAACCCGATCCACGACCACCAGAGGTATCAATGCAGATATCTGCCAATTCGTCTGGTTGACCATCTTCACATTCAACACCGATTCGCATGATGTAAGCCGCATTGCCTTCTTCGAGATAGGCTAGCACAGCGTACATCAAATAACTTTCGGGGAACGGGTCCCCGAAAGACTCAATTGCTTGAGTCGAGTTGGAAATGAGGGTAGGCTCATTTAGTGGACCTTTTTTAGCCGTCCCAATGAACCCTGGTCGTAATGGACCGATGGCGGTTGGGAGAACGCTAAGATCGATCTCACGGGGGAAAACGCCCGGACTTAGGTATACTGCCATCGTACTATTACTCCATCACCATCAATGTTAGAATTGTCTAAATCTATTTTTGACGGTAGTATTAAGGACTTACTAGTGTTGACTCTCGATCCGCCACTGCTTCGCTATCGTGCAGGATTTTGATAAAGCCCTTTTTCACAAGGTTATCAACTTGATCCTGCCGTAAATGAGATTTAGGAAGAAGAACGTCTCCTCCCGCTGGAATTCGTATCTGCGATTCATTCGTGAAGAAATCACCGCCCGGTGGTCGTACTTGCAATTGGATCAATTGCTTACTGTTATTGTAGATTCTGACCACATGGGATTTCTTGGCTTTGCTCATTAGGATGCTCCGATTGATTGTTCAGCTTCTTCAGGATCAGTAATTGGCTCGTACCAAAGGTTTCCACCCGCAGCCCCTGTTGCTTGCGATTTTGAAGCCACAAGGATTTGACCGAGCTTTTCTTGGAGGTTGACAACTCTACCAAGAACAGTCTTGACGATCTTCTCAGGCAATGGTAGCCATGCCTCTGCCGTAAACGTTATCTCATACCGTACTTTTGCGTGCTGGTCAAATCCTGTTTCCTTATCACTCGCATCGGTTGATCCACCGAGTTTAAGCTGCACATTTCCCTCAATCTTCCCATCAAACATTCGGAACTCAGCCAACGGGTTAAAACGGGTCAACGTCTGGAATAATATATATTCCGCATCACGCTTACGCTCAGCCCAAATAATCAATTTATAATCAACGAGCCAAGGCGTCGGACGAAAAATCTTAGCCGCCTGATCACCACGTCTGGATAAATGTCGAGCCGTCATAGCATGATAAGGAGGACTAAACTTTTCAGGATTAAACGACGCCCCCTCCCGACTAATAGCAGCCAACGGAAGACGAACCCGACCCTCCTTTAACGCATCATTCCAAATCAGCAGACTCTTATCACCACCAGCAATCTTCACCCGCATGAAACGATAAGAATCCTTAGTCGGCACTCGGATGCCAGTCCAGTACTGCTTCATCGCATCGTCTAAAGAGCGAAATCCCGGTTGCAAGAATTCTTCAAGATGGGTCGGATAGGCTAAGAAATCACTACCATCAAAAGGATTGCGTCCTCCTTCAGCATGACTTAATTGCCTAACTGCTGGGGTTTCCCTCAGCCCGTCAGGAATCTGATTCGGAGCCACCCCGAATGCCTGTTGTGGGACAGAATAGTCTGAATTCCAATTATAGTGCGACATTAACCACCTAACAACGATAACAAATTAGCCGGATTTTTAAATGAATCCATCAATTGACGAACCTTGTTCTCAACATCTTCCAATTCAGCCTCGTCTTTCAAGATGACTTGACCCATCAGAGTAAAAGAAATATTATCCTTATTGTCTTGCTTACCCATTGGCCCTATCACCAAATCAGGTACAATTTCCGACACACGTTCCTGCAACCCTTCACTCAGTTGGTTCAAGAATGTATGGTGGGAAATTTCGAACTTATCAGCAAGCGATTTCGTCTGATTAGATACTTTCTCTGTATTGGCCACCGGTTCTTATTGGCTCCTCATTTGGGATATCTTCCTCAGGTCGAACAGTAATATCAGCAGTGAGAGTTTCAAGTTGGCAAGTGAGATACAACCACGTATATCGAAAATTCCCACTAGGCGTAGCATTCAAAACCCGATAATTCTTCGGATTCAAAGCCGTCGTAGCAGCATTATAAGGAAGCCGGATCACATCACCAGGCCGGAGCATCCTCTCCCCCACAAGTCCTTGAACCTGAGCGTGGTCAAAAACTATCTCCGTTTTGTTGATAATTTCCGCTCCCCATTCCTTCAATTCAGCCTCCAAAGGCTGAGGCTTAAAAAAGCCCTTCAGACTAATGGGACTCCAGTACGTCGGATCTGGGTCCTCATCAAACACTGAATCGAAATCGGCATTCTCCGTCCGCAAATAAATAGTAACCTCAGCACCAGAGATATTAATCATTTCACTCGCCTGTGAGCGGGCAAGCTTAATATCTGCCGAATCTGGATCATGCAAAGCAAGGGGAGTATGTCTCTGGTCTATATCCGACCTAAAACTGGTTAAAGCCGCATCGGTCTGGCCAGAATTCACTTGTCCCGTGTCGATAGCAAACCTGTGTATCGTCATAATTTATCTTTGAGTGGTATAAAAACACCAATAGGAAGAGGTTGCCCACAACACTTGTGGGCAACCTCTTCTACATATAACAACGACATCCCGTTCTAGTCTATTTCTAACTCGTGGCACGACCAGCCATTCTGCTGAAGAACCACACGATTCTCAATTGGTTCTGTCTTACTCGGATCTTCATCTTCCCAAGATCCTACCAAATCTGGAATCTGCTCCAAAATCCGACGCTGAAGCTCAGAGCAATGGATAGCAGCAGTGCCAAATATCCAATTCACAATCATTCCATACTGTGTGCCAAGCCAACTTTCCGCCTCATTCCACATAACTTCTGTTGGAATTTCACCAGGAGGAGTATAGACCTCACATGCGAATTTCTTACCTGTTCGCTTCCGCCAACGATGACGTTTGGCTTTCCACTCAATCATTTCTTCGATATACTCTTCGAGTGGTACCTTTCGACATTGTGGTGGATAAGCCTCATATACCATCAATTCGCCGGTTTCATCGTCGCGTAAAACCGTAGCACAATGATCCCAACCATCACTACCAACCCAAGCGAGGATTTTAGTAGCCATCGGATAAGGCATATGCCTAAGTAATAATTGCGAACCACTCACGATTCCTTCTGCGATCTTGCTTACATCATTCATTACGATCTCACTTCTAAAGATTTAAGTCCCTGAGAGACCCCAAGGTGGAACAGGCGGAAGAACACCGCCACCAGCAGGAAACGAACCCTCTTCCTGATAAGGATTTCTCGGAGGAGCCTCGATATTCTCAAAATCAGGAGACGGACAATACCCCATACCGATCGTATCGCAAGCATCATAATCCTCTTCAACCGGCAATTCCTCATTAGCTAATTCGCGTAGAAGAGCATACCAATCAGCATATCCAGCACAAGGACAATCAGTATCAACAGCCGGTAAAACAAACCATTTCTGCCGCATATTCCCACGATTAAAATTACTGCCATACTTAACCCAAGAACCTGGGATAGCTTCAAGGGCATCTTCAAGATCAACAAGAGCATTCCCACACCCAGACTCGGCCAAATGGCTAGATAAAGCCGTGGATGAAAGAGCAGATGTCGGCTCACAACCCGGAACCAAAATCCTATTTTGTGGGATAACCTGAAGCTGCAAGGCAATGGTTATTTCTAAACGAGTGGGGGTTGGAATAGCAATAGGAATAACCTCAAAAGTTGCGGGCAAAATACTCCATGCGGACCTATAGCCAGGGAAATGAGTCATCAATATTCATAACATAAAAATCGAACATTGACCGATTAGCTGCTCTTATCTTTGTTTCTACATATGGCAATAATCCATCTGGTTTTACTTCGATCAAAATTTGTTTATCTTTTAGTATCACCAAAAAATCTGGGATATATTTCCTTTGTTGTTGCTCCTCATCTATGTAAAAAATTGGAAACGGGTTCTTAATAAATTTAACAACTTTATCATCATCATCTAGCCTATTTGAAATAACCCATTCCCAATATGAATCACACCAAAAATCATTACTTTTTTGATTTTTTGACCTAAATCGACCTCTATTTCCAGGACCTTTCCTAACTTCTATCTTGTGGCGTCTTAATGCTGATAACACTGCTTTTTTACCACAATCTAATTCACTAGCGATTATTCTAGATGGTTTCCTGTTTACAACATAAGCGGTAAACAACCACTCGGCGTCAGACAATTTGCTATAGGCTAAAGAACCAATTTGCTCTTCTAAATTCGTAGCCTCTTCAAAGCAGAACCCTGGCGATTTTACACCAACAGCGTAGCACCTACTCCGAACAACATGTATAGAACAATCCAACTGTTCAGATATTTCTTTAAACGTGATGCCACTTTTAACCAAACCAACAACCAGTGAACTATCAATATTAATTTTATTATGCGGAACAAATGAAGATTTAATGCGGCCTTTTATTATCTTTAATCCATTTTTCTTCAAAACAGATCTAATATGATAGTCTCTTGCGCCATGCTCATCGGCTATGTCAGAGACTGCTGCCCCAGATTTATAAGCAGCTATAATAGACGAGTGGTCTAACTGTGATACAACCGGTTCCCAAGTTCCCATTTTTGCATCTCCTTTAACTTAAGTACTCAAGTTATTTTCAATGCAACACAACTAAGTTACCAGTTCCAAACGCCCATAGGCTCTCCCAACTTTAAAGCCGTCTCAATAATTTCAGCCCTCATCTTCTCACCCTCTTGGACAAGATCGCCACCATCATAGCTAATACTTCCACCATCTGGGGTGGGCATACCAGTAATTTTACGACGTGAGTGGCCCAAAACGCACTTAGCTTCTGCAAGCATCATATCATAACATACTTGGCGAGCCTGCGGACTCCGAAAATGCGTAATAACAGGAACATAAAGGACAACGACCGGAAAAGCACCCTTCGGCGTCGGGTATAAACGGATCAGTTGATCCTTAGCACTCAAAGCATCGCCCTCAACAGTACTATTACCTTCGTTCATCACCTCCCAATGTCCCTCGGTCCCCAATATCTTCTGAGAAAATTTCCTATAGGCCTGAAGGAGGTGGTAATCTGTGAGGACGTTTTGAATACCAGAAATATTGCCAATATTGAGGGCCAATGGTAAACAAGAACCAGTTTCTTGAGTAAATAAAGCAGAACCACCAATAGCCTTATACAAATCCAACCATTCTTTATCATGCTCGTTTGAGCCAATGGCTAAATGACACGCTTCGTGTTTAACAACATCAACAGTGTCTTTAAAATCAAGCTTTGATGACACATAAACATCACCAGTTTCCAGATTACAGGCACCATGGATATTAAGGGGTAAAAAATGAATTCTCATAGCTCGGCTCCGAATTACAAATCAAAAGAGTGGCTACTTTATTGTTTGAACGAAGGGTATAGTCAACGTCAGACGGCTTCTTTGGCTAACACCACAGCACCAACCATAAGACTATGGTTGAAAAAGCATGGTATCAAATGGAGGAATATA